AATGACAGAATCACGACTTTATGGAACTAGTAAAACTAGTTATCAAGATATAGGTGCTGCTAGATTAAGCATCAAACATTCACAACCAGTTAATAATAATCTAGCAAGTGGCCGCACACAACATATTCAAAACATATATGTAGAAAATGCAGAAGGTGAAAGATTTAAATATCCAATTAAGCATTTAAACGGCGCACGAGCAATGGCAAGACACGTCTCCGAAGGCGGTACAATGCACGACGATTTTGGTAAGCATATTGTAAGTCTTAGCGAAGAATTAGGTAAACTTAAAAAGTTTAAAAACTATGTCAGCAGATCAAGTGTAATGGCAGAAGGATTATCTGAGTATGCAGACATTGTTATTGAGCGAATTGCAACTGTAAAGAAAACTATTGAAAGTATCCAAAAAGAAAATCGATACAAAGAAATGGTAGAAAATTTCATCAACGAAGATCTACAAGAAGTTCCACAAGATGTCGCAGAAAATTGGATTGATCAGCTAACCATTAAACAATTTAATGAGGAACTACAAGAAGTCTTTCCTTACATTTATAAATTGATTAGTGAGAAACAAGCTGAAAAAATTACGCCTGATAATATTATTGATGAAGTAAATGACGAAGAGGTAGAGGAAACAGAAAAAGAAGAAGATACTTTTCATGAATTTGAAGAATGGGCAGATGATATAGTAGATAATGCCCTTTCAGAAGATGATCTTAAGCCTAAGCAAAGTGTACCAGTAACAGAATTTATTTTAAGCATGTATGATAGAGAAACAGGCCAATTTCCAAAAGGAGAAACTGCTGTATTAACTGCTGTAGAAAAAGATTATGGCGAAAATTTAATCAATCCAGCCAAGCAATTCATCGAAGCTATTAATCAAAAGTTTAGAGAATACAATGGGTATGATACAGATGCTGACGGTGTATTGATGGATGATGATGTAGAAGAAAGATTAATTGATCCTAAACCAAAAAGTGATAGACGATATTTTGTAGTTCCTAACATGGAAGATTATTATGACATACAGAATGACAGACGATTTGCCGGTTACATAGAAGTTGCTGATGAAAATTCAGAAGTCATGGTATTGCCTAATTCTGCGTTCCATAAATTAAAAATGATGTATGGCAATAAAATACACGAAGTTGATCCGCAATTCACAAAGACCTACGAAAACGATGTAGACGAATCCGGTTTACAATATCATATTGGTAAAAAGAAATATGGCAAAGATGGCATGAAAGCTCTTGCCCAAGCAGGAAGAGATGGTGCCAATCAAGAAGAGCTTGGTAGAATTAAAGATAAGTACAGTACAGAAGCACAAGATATTCTGAAGCTTGCTGGAATAGCATAAAAGGAAATTATGAAATTATTTTTTACTGTAGCGGCTGCAACTATTTTACTCGCAGCTTGTACTACACCACACAGAGAACACCATATGTCACGAATGCATAATCATGATCATTGCAATTCATGGCAACATCATGATCATGACGATCAGCACGGTGGATCATACTGGCATACACACTGCACAGATGATCACAAATAATCTATCAAATCAATAATTTAATTATTGACATTTGATAAATACTCGTGTAGCATATATGTTTGTGCTACACATTTAAGGCAACAGCTAAGGCACATTTAACAATTTATAGAAAGGCATATTATGGCAACTTTAGCAGAAATTCGAGCAAAACTCAAAGAACAAGAATCAAGACAAGGTGGAAACACATCCGGTGGTGATAACGGTATCTATCCCTTTTGGAACATGGCAGAGGGTACTACTGCATCTCTTAGGTTCCTTCCAGACGGTGACAACAACAATACTTTTTTCTGGCGAGAGAGATTAATGATTAAACTTCCTTTTGCAGGTGTAAAAGGAGAAACCGATAGTAAGCCAGTACAGGTGCAAATTCCTTGTATGGAAATGTACGGTGAGAGCTGTGCTATCCTAAATGAGGTACGTGGCTGGTTTAAAGATCCTAGCCTAGAAGAAATGGGTCGCAAGTATTGGAAAAAGCGTTCATATCTTTTCCAAGGCTTTGTAAACGATGATCCGTTGAAAGAAGAAACTGTACCAGAAAATCCAATCCGCAGATTTATTATTGGTCCTCAAATTTTCCAGATTATTAAGCAAGCATTAATGGATCCGGATATGGAAGAATTGCCAACTGATTACACAAGTGGTATTGACTTCCGTCTTAATAAGACATCTAAAGGTGGATTTGCCGATTATTCAACTAGTAATTGGGCACGTAGAGAGCGGCCACTAAACGACAAAGAAATGCATGCAATTAATTCATTTGGGTTATTTAATCTAAATGATTTCCTTCCTAAGAAACCAACTGATGTTGAAATAAAAATCATGCAGCAGATGTTTGAAGCTAGTGTCGACGGAGAAGCATATGACAGTGAACGATGGAGTCAATACTTCCGTCCAGCAGGCATGTCAGCAATGACTGGAGATCCTAATACTAGTGCAAATTCTACTCCTGTTACGACTACAGTAGTTGAAACAAAAGAAGAAATTGTTACAGTAATCGAACCTGTAGTAGCAGAAACTAGTGCAGGTGGAGATAACGCAAAAGACATCCTTGCAATGATCCGAGCAAGACAAGCAGACTAATACACTATGAGCAAGGAACATAATGTTTCTTGCATTCTGACTTTTTAAGGCACAATTATGGCAAAAGCATTTGATCCAAGTAAATTTAGAACACAATTAACAAAATCTATCACTGGCATGAGTGCTGGTTTTAATGATCCAACTGATTGGATATCAACTGGCAACTATGCTCTAAACTATCTCATTTCAGGTGATTTTCACAAAGGCATTCCACTAGGTAAAGTTAGTGTATTTGCAGGTGAATCTGGTGCAGGTAAAAGTTATATCTGTGCAGGTAACATTGTAAAAGCAGCACAAGACCAAGACATTTTTGTCGTGCTAATTGACAGTGAGAACGCACTTGACGAAGACTGGCTTAGGAATTTAAACGTTGATACGAGTGAAAAAAAGCTACTAAAACTTAACATGAGTATGATTGATGATGTAGCTAAAACTATCTCAGTCTTTATTGACGACTACAAAAATCTTGAAGGAGAAGACAAACCTAAAGTATTGTTTGTTATTGACAGCTTAGGTATGTTACTGACGCCAACTGATGTTGATCAATTTGGCAAGGGTGATCTTAAAGGTGATATGGGCAGGAAACCTAAGGCACTTACAGCTCTTGTAAGGAATTGTGTTAATATGTTTGGCAGTCATAATGTAGGACTTGTAGCAACTAATCATACATACGCAAGCCAGGACATGTTTGATCCAGATGACAAGATTTCAGGAGGACAAGGTTTTATCTATGCAAGTAGTATTGTAGTTGCAATGAAAAAACTCAAACTAAAAGAAGACGAGGACGGTAACAAAACCTCAGAAGTACAAGGCATCCGTGCAGCTTGTAAGGTAATGAAAACACGTTATGCAAAACCATTTGAAGGAGTACAGGTAAAGATTCCTTATGAAACAGGTATGAATCCTTACAGTGGCCTTGTTGACTTATTTGAAAAACAAGGTCATCTTGTTAAAGATGGAAATAGATTACGATATATTGACAGTGAAGGAAATGAACATAAGGAATATCGTAAAAATTGGACTGGCGAACTGTTAGATATGGTTATGCAAGACTATCCAAAAAAACAAAAAGATATAAATACTCCATCTATGGAAGAGGAGATTATAGAAGATGACGGAACAACAGATAGTTGAAATTTGGAGTTTATTTCGAGAACATTGCGACAAGAAACAGTTAACAGTTGCAGCAGAACACTTTGTAGAATTACTTGCAGATTTTGGAACGACAGAAGATGCAATGAAAAATTCATTAGGAAATTGCAGTACACTTGATATTGCAATTTCTTATTATTTAGACATAGGCGAGGATGAAGAATATTAAAAGGTTAAATGGGTTGGTATAGTGAAGTTGCAAGAGATATTAGCAAGATTCCAGATGCTATATTGCATTTTGAAACTGAGTTAAGAGATGCAAAACTTGAATGTAAGGTTAAAGGCAATGTTGAAAAGCTTGCTAGTGAACTTCCTGGAATAGTTGAACATAGATTTAACCAATTGCAAGAAATAGAAGCTATATTAAACTATTTGAATATCGAGTTAAGAAAACTAAGAAGTTCTTTTTTTAAAAAATATTTAGAAAATTATCAACGTGCTTTATCAAGCCGAGATGTTGATAAGTACGTAGACGGCGAAGCAGATGTAGTTGATTTTGAAAAAATAGTAAATGAGTTTGCTTTGTTGCGTAATAAGTGGTTAGGAATCCTAAAAGGTTTAGATCAGAAACAATGGCAAATTACTAACATTGTTAAGTTACGAGTTGCAGGTATGGAAGACGCAAGTTTATAATTATGGAACAATACCAAGATATTTGGATTAAAGGTGCAGTAACTCCTGGTATAAGAGAGTGCGCTGCGAGATATCCTGCCATAAAAAAAGTTTTAGAACAATACAAAAGGCCATTTACTGTTTTAGATATAGGTGCAAATTTAGGTTATTTCAGTTTTAGGATAGCAGAAGATTTTCCTGAGGCTACCTGTGTTTTAATAGAAAGTAAATACGGTAAGCAACTAACACAATTAGGAAAAGATAATGAAAGTAATAATGTCATTATTTTAAATAATACAGTTACTGCCGATAAACTGGTAAATTTATCTGAGTGCGAACACTTTGATGTAGTCCTGTGTTTAAATATAATACATCATCTAGATAATCCAACTAGTAGTATAGCTGCGATTGAAAAATTAGGAGAAACAGTAATTATAGAAACGCCTAGTCCAAATGATAAAGGAGCTTGCGGGCAGACAAAATTAACAGAAATATATTCACATGTTGAAAAAAATTATTCTAAAATAGGATCATTTTCTCGACATACTTCTAAGAGTAAATCTTTAATGGCTGTGAAAAAATTTAACAATCCTACATTAGAAAAGGCATATTGGGATGCATCAACCAAAAGGAAAAATTATTTAGAAAATTTAGTGATAGAATCTAATTATAAAACAAAAATTTATAATAACAAAAAAAGTACAAAGATTGAAAAAAGAAATTGGATTCCTGGCATTAATTTAAGGACATATCAATACCTAAATGGTACGTATCCTTCTAAAGATTTTATTTGCAGACAAATAGAAAATTTAGATTTTTCTAATCACAACGATATTGCACCATGGAATATAATAATAACTGGAAACGATTTATCTTTAATTGATTTTGCAGATCCAAAACAAAAAGATTTACCGGTTAATAATTTAAATAACAAAAAAAACATAATTGCAGAATTGAAAGCAAGCAACATAGAAAGTGTAAAAAAATATAAAGTTAAAAAATGATTAACATTTTTATCGGGTATGATCCAAGAGAAGATGTTGCATATAAAGTATGTAAACACAGTATTATAAAAAGAACTCCGGATGCAATCATACAACCTTTAATAAAAAAAGATCTTGAAGCAGAAAATTATTACACCCGCTCTATAGATAAATTAGCTTCTACTGAATTTACATTTACTCGTTTCCTTGTACCTGCATTAATGGATTACAAAGGTTGGGCATTATTTATTGATTGTGACATGTTGTTACAATCTGACATAACAGAATTATTTAAATTAGCAGATGATCAGTATGCAGTAATGGTTGTGAAACATGCATTCCATCCAACACATACAGTGAAAATGGATGGCAGAATCCAATCTAGGTATCCTAGGAAAAATTGGTCAAGTGTTATGCTGTTTAATTGCGGACATCCTAGTAACAAAATCCTAACTAAAGATTTAGTAAATGACGAAACAAAAGATGGTGCATACTTCCATAGATTTAGTTGGCTAGAAGATAAAGAAATAGGAACATTACATCATGAATGGAATTACTTAGTTGGGCATCATTATCTACATGACGGTCCGCCTAAACTAATACATTACACTGAAGGGGGGCCTTGGTTTAAAAATTATTTCATGCAACATCTTTCAGTTGAATGGAGAGATGAATACAAAGATATGACTGGAAAAGATTTTTTGCTAGAAGACACAATTGATTATCAAGTATGAAATTACAATTTATAACTAGTGTTTCTAAAGACTATTGGTATAACACCGCACAACATCTAATACCTAATTGGAGGCTACCTGGAGATCTTTTAATCTATATTGATTACCCTGAAGGCGAAGTAGATTGGTTGACAGATATTAAATTTAATAAAAGATTACTACACGTTCCTTGTTTGCATGCATATGATGAATTAGATCTAACAACAAAGGTAAGAAAGTTTTGGGGGAAAGCATGCGCTCAGATACATGCAGTTAAAAATCGTTCTGAAGACACAAGGGTTATATGGTTAGATGCTGATGTTGAACAAATTAAGCCTATTCCTGCTGATTATTTTAATACGAGTTTCAAACATGAATTAGCATTGATGCGTAGTAATTATGTGCAAAAAGATTGTTTTGAAACTGGCCTTGTAATTTTTAACCAAGAACATGAAAAGTTAAATGTTGTTATAAAAAAATACGAAAAATTTTGGTATGAATCTCTTGACAAGGTTAATAAACCGTATGATGCTTATGTGCTAGGAGCAGTAGCAACTGAAAGACGATTTACAAACTTAGTTGAGAAATATTGTGATAATAAAGATGCCTTTGCAAACTCTAGATTTAAAGATTTTTTTATACATCATATAAACAAAGAAAATAAAAGAATATTTAAAGATAATAAATTATGAAAGTTGTAGGTTATTTAGGAGGAATACCTTCACCACATAAAAACTTACATAAAACCAAATTAATCAGCTCTATAATCGAAGGAGTCAATAAAACTGGAGACATAGGGATATTGCACCAACATAAATCTCTTATTTATAGCGATATAGGTTTAATCCAAGGTTGGGTTCATGCAGATAGTAAACAAGTTCCGCATTTAAATCTTCGTAGACAAGTTATTGCTAATACACACAACAAGCATACTCTAATAATAGATAGTAATTTGTTTAATTATAAAGTAGGTTTGCTGCATAAAATGCAATACACACGATTTAGTTTAGATAATATTTTTCCTACACAAGGTTATTATTTCGATTCTATTGTTAAGCCTGATAGATGGAGCAAAATTAGTAAAAATCTTAATTTAACATTAAAGCCATATAGGAAAACAGGATCACATATTTTAGTGTGTACTCAAAGGAATGGAGGATGGTCTATGAAAGGGTTGCCTGTATTCAGTTGGCTTGTTGATATTTTAAATCAATTACAAAAACTTTCAGACAGACCAATTGTTGTTAGAACACATCCAGGTGACAAAAAATCTCGTTTATATACTGATAAAATACGATTCCCGAATGTAACTATTAGTAAAAAACAAAGCATATGTGAAGATTTTTTAGATGCATGGGCTGTAGTTACTTACAACAGTAGTCCTGGCGTTGCAGCAGCAATAGAAGGTTTACCTTGCTTTATCACAGATCCTAATCCAAAAGACAGCCAAGCGTATGATATAGGCAATTATTCATTACAAGATATAGAAAATCCATTGCTAAAAAATAGAGAAAATTGGGTAGAAAAAATTGCGATGTCTCATTGGAATCTAGATGAAACTGCATCAGGAGAAGCTTGGCAACATTTTAAAACATGTTTGGAAAGTATAAAATGAATAATATTTGTTGGTTTACTGGTTTGAGTTTTCAATATTATAATAGAGTCGGTAAGCATTCTTTAAAAAGATGGGATTTACTTGACGAAGATAAAATAATTTTTACAGAACCAAATTTTCCTTTAAAGTTAGATTATTTAACTATTGATTTAGATGCAGCGTACAAGGAGATTGATCGAGCCGTAATGCAAAAAATTATCAATACTAAAGGCCATAAATATTTTAAATTTTTTAAAAAAGCACTTACAGTTTATTATGGGCTGAAAACTTTAAGTAAAAAATATGAGTTTTTAATTTGGCTCGATGCAGATGTTTATATTAAAGAAAAATTTGATGTAAAAAACTTTTTACCTAACCAAAATCAATTGTATTCGAGTATTTTGAAAACTAGGGATTTACCTGATTCTGGTTGGTTAGCAGTTAACACAAAGCATGATCTTTTTCTTAAATTTATTTCAGATTATATAAACTATTATTTTAACGATAAAATTTTTACATTACCTCACCCCTGGGATGCATATATTTTACAAGATTACAGTAAAAATATACCATGGCGCAATCTTTGGCTAAACAGGGTAAGAATTAAAGATGATAAAACTTGTGGATTTTATGATACTGAACTAGAACCGTTCTTAGTACATTATTGGGGAGACAGGAAAAAAAATTTACCGCCAATAACCAATCCTAGTTAAACTTACCTTTCCGTCTTCAGCAACCAATGCTCTTCCCATTATGTAATTATGGATTTGGATACTTACTATTAATTTATTAATACAATTATCTGCTGGCAAATATGTATTCTTATAAGTTTCTACAAGTTTTTTAGCTCCACAAGGCTTTAAAGCATAACCACAAGCACCTGGCATTGATGATCTATTATAATATATGGCTCGAGGATTTCCAGTAGGATTTTTAAGTAAATGTTGGAAATATCTACTTTTTGCTGGATGTCCCAATACTAGTATTAAAACATCTTGCCATTCTACTGGTATAAAAGGCCGTGTCAGCACATTGTCATCTTCCATTATTATAATAGGTTTATCTAATTCAGCACATTTTTTCCATAAGAAAAAATGGCTATAAAAGCAACCTATTAGGCCAGGACTTTTCATTTTTTCTTTAGATTTATTATCTACTCTAGTTCCTTTAAATCCTATTGGATGAACCTGCCTATTTTCTTTTTGTAAAAGTGCAACTCCATCTGGGCCATAGATTCCGTTAAATAATGTAGAAGGCATATTTAAATCTGTCAATTGCTTTTGTAGATTTGTAGCTGTTCTAACAGACTCCTTAACATTTGGTAAATGTATTATATATGTGTCTATCGTTTCCAATATTTTTCTGGCCTTTTAGTAATTAAATCCGATCGCTTACTTTTTTGTAATCTTTTTCTATCACCTTTTAAATGATCAATCCATTTTCCAAGAACAGTATTGATTAGAGGGTGACCTCCTCCTCCTGTACTTGCCTGCTTTAACACCATGTCTTTAGTATAATCGTGCATGTCTGGATACATTTGTTTAAACTTATCTAATACATGGCCAAATACATAACTATCATGCCATTCTTCTAATTTAAAAATTCCTATGTTAGCATTCTCATACATGTATCTAAAATTTGCAACAAATTGTCTACATTTTGCATCCGATACCTTTAATCCGTAAAATCCACACTCAGGCCATGTTGCAGATGCTTTTCCCCTACCTACATATGTTAACCAAACATTATCTGGTAGTATAGAACTAAATTCTTCATATGACCACAGACTATGAACATAAGTATCAGCGTCAATCCATACACACCATTCTTCTGCTCTTTCACATGCATCAAACACTGCATAGACTTTATTGGAAAATCTTATTGCATCCCATTTAAAAGTTTTGTGATGATCTCTCGGACGCCGCTGAGGCCACGGACAGGTGCCAGTTGCCATTGGAACATCCTGCCATGTCTTTTTAAATCTTACAAGGTTAGGTAATGCTTCTTCCTGATCTAGAATTAAAATATTTTTTGGGCTAGGATTTTCCGGTTGGCATTTTTCTGCATAACAGATTAATTTAATTTCTTTGTCTACATTCTGGGCAAAAGAGTTTATAAACCTTTGCCCATACAAATCTAAACCTTCTTTGTTAAAAGTTGTAACAGCTAAAATATTTTTCATAGGTAAATCTTTCTTAAATAGTATAAAGGTATTTAACAATGAAATTTGGACTTTGGACCGCATATGGAGCATTAAATTCTAAATCCGTTTTTGAAGCGTTTGCTAAAGGAGCTAGTAAATTAGGCCACAATGTAATTGTAAACAAAGAAGCAGACATAGAAGTAATATGGAGTATTCTTTGGCACGGCAGGATGGCAAGAAATAAGCTTATCTGGAATAGAAATAGGAAAGAAAACAAACCAATAATAGTTTTAGAAGTAGGATGTTTTAATAGAGGTGTTTATTGGAAGATGGGTATCAATGGCATCAACAAAGATGCATTCTTTGGTCCAACTGGGAATGATCATCAGCGAGCTGATAAGCTAAAACTCTATTTACAAAACAATCATGATCCAAACGGAAATATTCTTATTGCTGGCCAACATAAGAAAAGCGGACAATGGAGTGATGAAAACTTTTCAGAAAATTATTACAATACAACTATAAATGAAATAAGAAAATTTACCGATAAAAAAATCATTTTTAGACCTCATCCTAGATCTCCAATAAAGATAGATATATCTCAATATAAAAATATAATTATACAGAATCCTCAAAAAATACAAAATACATACGATAATTATAATCTTAATTTTCAAAATTTATATGCAGTAATTAATTGGTCTAGTAATCCAGGCGTCCTTGCTGCTATTGAAGGGATACCTACTTTTGTAGGACCATCGAGCCTTGCATACGATGTAAGCAATCATGATTTGTCCGAAATTTGCCAACCAAAAATTTTCGATAGGACACAATGGATGAATGATATGGCCTATACTGAATGGTCTATAGACGAAATTTCTAGTGGTTGTCCGTTAAAAAGATTGATTTCATCTTTATAATTTGCTATAATATTACTAGTTTTTAAAGGATACAATAATGACTGTTGAAGATTATATTTGTTTATTAGTTGATAATAAAGATTTTTCTATTCTACAAACAGATTTAAAACTTTTAAAAAGTTTAAGCGCTCAAATAAAAAAAGGTGTTGCTTTTACTGATCGACAACATCTTCTTTCAAAAGAAAAATTGATAGAATACAAAGATCAATTTGACAAACATAATTACAAAGATTTACTAAATGATCTTGATAAATTAAAACAACCGTACAGAGAGATAAATCGAGAAAAATCTGTAAAAATTATAAGTAAAGAATATTTTGATTTATTTGGTGTAACTAGGCAAATGAAACTTGCTATACGATTTCCTTATTCTAATAAAATGATAAAGTTAATAACTTTTATTAAAACTTTACAAAAGATACACGAATATGACAAAATTAGTAAAACACACTTTGTAGATTTTACAGAAGAAAATGTATTAAAACTTTTAGATTTTATTCAACAATCTAATTTTGAAATAGACGATAATCTAAAAAACTTTTATTTAGAAATTAAGAATATTCAAAAAAATTTTAAAGATTTTCAACCAGGTGTTTACAGTTTCAAATTAAAAAATGTTAGACCAAATTGTTATGCTTATGCTACAGAAAAATTAGGAAATCCTAGTAGTAAAAATTTAGCATTATATTATGATAGAAGATCTGTTTTAGGTTTATCTTTTTTTGACGAAAAAGATTTAAATTCATCTTTAAATGACTTAGGATTATTATCTCAAAAAATTGCACATTCTACTATGAAAACATTATATGCAGCAAAAGATAAATTTTCATATCATGACATTGTACAATCATTGTACAATTTAAAAAGATTTCCGTTGTTAATTATTTTAAAAAGAAATTATGAACTAGAAGGTTTACAAAATTTTTATAATGAGTTAATAAAGTTTATTAGACCAGAACTAATGACTGTATTATTTAGATTGGATAATAGCAAAAAAGAAAATACACTTTTTAATAATACTATTAAAAATTTACAATTAAATAACTCTTTGATAGATGAAACAAAAGTTGTTTTTTTAAACAATGAGAAATTGTCAAAACCAATTTTAAGGAATAAGTGGTTACAAAATACATCTATAATATTAGATAGTTTTAGACAATCTAAAAATTATTCATTATTTTATAATAGAGCAGAAATAGTTATCCTTTATGATACTATACAACCAACGTGGAATAATCAACATATCGATATACTATGACAACTTGTAAACTTATTATAGAAGACGAGGTTAATATAAAATTAGAAGGACTTCCTGTTGAAATACGCAGGAAACTTTCTAATGCACTTAAATTTGAAGTGCCATATGCCCGTTACATGCCGCAATATAAACTTGGCAGATGGGACGGCAAGGTAGCATTCTTTGGTATAGGTGGTACAGGATATGTCAATCATCTTGACACAATCGTAGAGATACTGCAAAACAATAGCGTAGAAATTGCTGACATAGAAGATCGTAGGCATCCTGTAACACTAGACTTACAACCTATAACAGAAGACTATTGGAAACAGCAAGGAGTGAAATGGCCTGCAGGACATCCTGCAGCAGGAGAAGATGTTGTATTAAGAGATTATCAAGTAGAAGCTATAAATAACTTTTTAGAAAATCCGCAGTCTCTACAGGAGATTGCAACAGGCGCTGGTAAAACTATTACCACTGCAACACTCTCACACATAGCGGAAAAATATGGACGAACACTTGTCGTTGTACCAAACAAATCTCTTGTGCAACAAACTGAAGAAGATTACCGAAATTGCGGGCTGGACTGCGGCGTATACTTTGGCGATAGGAAAGACCTATCCAAAACGCATACCATATGCACTTGGCAAAGTCTCAACATACTAGATAAGAAAAGCAAGGATGGTACAGCAGTACTAACACTTGCAGAGTTCTTAGACGGTGTAAGCACAATAATAATTGACGAAGTGCATCAGGCAAAGGCCGAGGTCTTGAAGAACTTGCTTACACGTAACCTACGTAATGCTCCGATACGCTGGGGACTAACAGGTACAGTACCCAAAGAACGTTTTGAATTCGAAGCACTGCATGCGAGCATAGGACCTGTTATTGGGCAAATTACTGCGAAAGAATTACAGGACAAGGGTGTACTGTCTAACTGTCATGTAAACATTGTACAGCTTATTGATACAGTTGCACATAGAGACTATCAAAGCGAATTAAAATATCTTGTAACCGAAGAAAATCGTGTAAACTACATTGCTAAAATGTTAAATAAGATTAGGGAATCCGGTAACACACTTATATTAATTGATCGTATTTCAGCAGGAGAATTGTTGCATGAACGTATAGAGAACTCAATTTTTATTAAAGGTGATGTAAAATTAAAGGACAGAAAATCAGCCTATGACGAAATTCAAGATGCAGACAATATGGTTATCGTTGCAACTTACGGGGTTGCTGCTGTGGGGATCAATATTCCTCGTATTTTTAATCTTGTTTTAATTGAGCCTGGCAAAAGTTTTGTTCGGGTAATACAGTCTATAGGCCGCGGTGTCCGTAAAGCTAAGGACAAAGATTTTGTACAAATCTGGGATTTTACAAGTACTTGCAAATTTGCAAAAAGACATTTAACAGAGCGTAAGAAATTTTATCGAGATGCTCAATATCCATTTACAATAGAAAAGGTTGACTGGCAATGAGAATACTTACACTTGAAAATACAACATTTGATTTAAATAATTTACCAGACGAAATTGAAGAAGATTTTAGATTTAGTGTAATGGATAATACTAATCCAAATGATCCTGATTTCTTTTTTATACCTTTGGTTTTTTTAGAGGCGTTTAGTTCGCCTGCAGTTTTACTTGAAATCGGTGGTCATGAATTAATGATGCCAATTGATTGGTATATTGCTGTAGGAGACAGCAGAACAGGTAAAGATTTAGAAGTACTTCCGTTAACAAGTTTAAATGATAGAGGATTCGAAGCTTTTTTATTTAATCCTAGAAAAAGTTATAAAGCAGACTATGGACAAATTAAAGTAACTAATTTTTTCAATGAAGTAAAATGGTTTTTTCCTAAAGTAAAAACTGGACAATTAATCTCAATACCGTTGACAAATGAAGAAAATCCATTATGCGCTTTTTTTACAAAAGAAATTAATAGGCAAATGGAAATAATTGATTTTTGTAAACTTATATAATATAATATACTATGTCTAATAAATTGCCTGTCAAAGATATTCTTGCTGCAATTGATATGGGCGCAAGATCTGTTTGGAAAGAGTTAGATGCTGATCAAAGAAAAAGTATCTCTTTTTGGCTAATGAATAGATATGCTTCAAGTGTTGCTGGGAAAAGAGAAAAACAAGAGCTTGCTGTTTTAAAAACAAATGAATACTATAACAAAAATTATATGGTTGTTAGTTCGCATCAAGAACTACAATGGCAATTATTATGCTTATGCGGAAATACAGGTAAGATAGAATTCCATAAATGGCAAGGACTTAAATCAAACGTTACAAATGTAACTGGAAAGTTTGAAAAAATTCTTACAAAAATTTACCCTGAACGAAAAGCAGATGAAATCGAGCTGCTAGCTAAAATGTCAACTGAAAAAGAAATTAAACAGTTAATAGAGGATCATGCAGTTGATATCAAAATCTAAGTATACATGCGAATATTGTAACACATCATACACACGAGAGAAAACTCTTTTTGCACATTTATGTGAAAAGAAAAGAAGAGCACTGCAGAAAGATGAGAAACGTGTACAGTTAGGTTTCTATGCATTTAATCAATTTTACAAACGTAGTATGGGCTCTAAGAAAGACAAGACATATGAAGAGTTTTGCAAGAGTCCTTACTACAACAGCTTTGTAAAATTTGGTAGCTTCCTTAATAATGTTAAACCACTATATCCAGAAAAGTATGTTGACTATGTTGTTACAAGTGGTGTAAAGTTAGAACAATGGTGTAAAGAAGAATTATATGAACGTTACGCAATAGAACTTATTAAAAAAGAAGATGTAACTACAGCACTAGAGCGAAGTGTACTTACAATGACAAAGTGGGCCGAAGAAAATCCGCCAGCAGTATGGAATCATTATTTTAATTTAGTTAGTACAAACAGAGCTGTATATCATATTAAAGATGGAAAAATTTCTCCTTGGATTGTTTTAAATAGCACCAGCGGTAAACAAATGCTTGATAAATTTAATGAAGAGCAATTAAAAATGATATATCATATTGTTGATCCTGAACACTGGGCATTGAAATTTAAAAGACAAACAAAAGATTTAGAATTAGCAAAACAAATTATTAAAGAAAGTAAACTATGAAACTTGTATATTATCCAGACGAATTCCTTACAAAAAAAGTTGCAGATGTAGACATTGATAACGTAGATTTTGATCCAGTTGAATTAAAAAATGAAATGGTAGAATTTATGTTAACTAATAATGGCATCGGGTTGTCTGCAAATCAAGTTGGAATAGATGCACAATTATTTGTAATGGGAGATACCAAAGACAATAGCTCACTACTTATTAACCCAACTGTTCTACAACACACAGAAGAATCTGTTATAGACATAGAAGGATGTTTAAGTTTTCCAAATGTTTTTGTACAAGTTAAACGACCAAAAGAAATTTTAGTTGAATATTATGATGAAAATTTAGAATTAAAGAGAAATCATTTAAAAGATTATAGTGTTAAGGTCTTTTTACATGAATGGGATCATTTGCAAGGCATTACTTTTAATGATAGAGTTTCTCCGCTGAAATGGAAAATGGCAAAGAAAAAAGCTTATAAAATTAATAAAAATTTACATGGTAACGGTTTTTGTGAATGCTGCGAGTAAATTATGCCTGATATTGATATTGATTTTGCAAATAGAAATGATGCATTAGAATTAATAGATTATACTAATGCTAGTTTAGATGGTACAAAAAAACATAATACAGGAATATATATAACAAAAATTCCTTTCAACCCAATTACAAATCAATCAACAATACCCTACAAAGAAGCAGAGGAAAGAGGTTACTTTAAGTTAGATTTCCTTAATGTTTCAATTTATAAAGATGTAAAAGACGAAGAACATTTAATTCATTTGATAGAAAAAGAGCCATTATGGGAATTGTTAGAACACAAAGAATTTGTTGATTTACTTTTCCATTTATCAGGACATTCAGAAATTTGTATAAAACTTAAACCTAAAAACATAGAACAACTGGCTGCTTTACTTGCTATAATTAGACCTGCAAAGAGATATCTAATAAATGAAGATTGGAATACTATACTATCAGAAGTATGGACTAAACCAGAGGACAATAAATATTATTTTAAAAAAGCTCATGCAATATCGTATGCTGTTGCAATTATTGTACACATGAATTTATTATGCGAAAAATTATTGAATGAATGATACATATTGTATAAGTTATGAAAATAATAATAAAATTTTAGTAAGTGTAGCTAACAAATGCGGATCTAGCACCTGCATTACAATAATGGGATACCCTTTTCTAGGCCAATTTAGATATAGAAAAGATACAAAGCAACTTCATAGAAACAACTGGCAGGTTACATCTATTAGCAAAATGCAATCAGAAGTAATAAAATCTTACCCTGTGCGAGTTGCAATTATAAGAGATCCAATAGAAAGGTTTGTTAGTTGTTATAAAGATAGAGTTTGTCAAAGGAATAAAGATAATACTCGAAGTAAAATTCCTAATTTTTCGTATTTTTTAAACAATATAAATGTAATTAGACAAGAAAGCAGAGACATTAAAAATCATACAGAATCATTAGTATTTTCTTATGGAAGTGATGCAAATCTGTATACCCATATAATTAATACGAAAAATATTAATACAGAGTTTATACCTTTAATAGAAAAAATATCTGGAAGTGCTGATATTCCTGTTGCTTTTTGGAAAAATTCTTTTGCGATAAAAGATGTACAAGTGACAGAAGAAGAAAAGACAATATTAAAGAATATGTATGCATTGGATTATAAAACGTTTAAAGATTTTTTATAATTACTTTTTTGCTTTCCTAATCATTTGTATACTTTTCCTTTTTACCCTTTTTGCATGCAAATTTGTTAAATTTACAGTTGGTCCTAAAATAACATTAACATCCTTTGTATTTAAATTCCGTAGCGTATATTTTAATGGATTAATATCTTCCTTTAAAAAAATTGTAATCGGAATCATACGATTACTTTCCATCCACCATATTTCACCAAGATCTACTAACAATTTTTTATCTTGAATATTTCTAAGTAATGAATAATCTAATAAAGTAGTAATATTTTGATCTTGATTTACTACAATACCTACAAATTCTTTACCACCATATTGGATAATAGTTATGAATGGATACTTTTCTTCTATATCTTTACGTAGCATTAATAATAGTATTCTTTCTAATAAATATAATATGCAACTTATACCAAGATATTTAGTAAATAATACAATTATAATTGTAACAAATGAAACAGGATTTGACACGGAGTACATGCCAGTGTATAGTAGACAGATAAAAGCCTACCGGGGTATTGACAATAAAATACAATTTAAAATAGTTAATGCAGATCAAAAACCAATGGATATAACCGATTATATGCCTACATTTGTAGCGTTTGACGAAACAAAAAGACAAGTTATAAGAAGAGTAGGCACTGTACAAGATGGAGCTAAAGGTAAATTTGAGATTAATATTACAGAAAATGATTTATTAAATATTCAAAAACAGTATCTACGTTACAATATCTATCTTACAGATTTAGAAGGTGATAATCATTTAACCTTTGCAGATAGTAATTTTGATAACAATGCCACTCTGTTTGTTGACGATTATGCATTTCCAGGACCAGCACAACCGCACACTGTATCTACTTTTGTACAAAACAATACAGAATGGATTAGTGAGGCCATATCAGCAGAACCTGCTCTCAACGGTAATGAAGCCTTACATACAGCAGCAATATATACAAACAATTATGTAGGTGATGCAACACTAGAAGCTACACTTGATGTAAACATTAATGAAGATACCAGTTGGGCACCGATAAACACGATAACATTTGATGGTACAGAAACAATGCCTGCTTATTTTAATTTTAGAGGCGTATACAACTACTTACGATTTAAGACAACTGCATCACCAAATGATACCGTAACAAAAATTTTAGTAAGGAATTAGGAATAGGTATGGCAACAAGTGAAACTATTATAGCAACCCAGACGCACCCGGGAGACAGTTCAGAACAAACTATTACAAGTGAAAAATTTAAAGGCGATGGTTATTATGGTCGTGCAGATGGCTTCCATACTATACAAGTTGTGCTCACAGGATTCTTAGGTAAAGTAGAAATACAAGCATCACTAGCTACCGATCCTGCAGACGAAGATTGGTTTACGGTTAACATAACAGATGTTACAGATAATACTACATCTAATTTTGTTGAATACATTATAAATGAAACTAGTAGCAAGATGTATAACTTTACCGGTAACTTTGTGTGGGTAAGATGTTTAGTTAGTTCGTGGACTGATGGATCAGTAAACAGCGTAAAATTAAATCATTAATCTTGACAATCTACTGCTACTTTGCTATAATTAATGTATGAGCATTGTATCTAATATTGTATCTGCATATCTACCTGCAAAGAAAAAAACAACACCTAGTGGCTGGATAAGTTTTAATGCGCCGTGTTGTCATCACAATGGACAAACAACAGATAAACGTGGAAGAGGCGGATTAATTATTAATAATGATGGCGGTGTTAGTTATCATTGCTTTAACTGCGGTTTTAAGTGCAGTTGGCAAGGTGCAAAAAGTTTATCTTTAAAATTTAAAAAATTTTTAGAATGGTTAAATGTACCTGACAATATAATTAAAAAACTATCATTAGAATTATTAAAACAAGAAACAAACAATGTAACTAAATTACAAATACAAACAGTCTTACCTTCTTTTAAAGAAATTACGCTTCCTAATAATGCTATTCTAATAAACGAAGTACAAAATGTTAATTCTAATATTCTTAAAATAATAGAATATATATCAAATAGAAATCTTCAATTTGAAGACAGTAGTTTTTATTGCTGTGATAATGTAGGTTTAAAAAATAGATTAATAATTCCTTTTTACTATAATACTAAACTTGTAGGATATACAGCAAGAACAATTGCAGATAAACATCCAAAATACTTAACAAATTCTCAACCAGGTTATGTATTTGGATTAGATGCACAACAAAATGATTATTCTTTTACTATAATTTGCGAAGGTCCTATAGATGCATTATTATTAGGAGCTACAAGTATATTAGGATCTGAAATTTCAGAATATCAATGTAATTTATTAAATTCTTATAACACTGAGAAAATTGTTATTCCAGATAGAGATAAGGCTGGAAAAAAATTGATAGACCAAGCATTATCTTTAGGATGGAGCATAAGTTTCCCTGATTGGGATAAAAATATAAATGATGTAGGTGATGCTGTAGATAAATACGGTAGAATGCTTACTCTATACAGCATTATTACTTCTAGATGTAATTCTAGTTTAAAAATAAAATTGAGAGCAAAAAAATGGTTTGGTTAAAAGAAAAATTAAAATTACTTTGGTTTTGGATATCTTATCCTTTTTATTGGATAAAAGATGAAATTGAATTTAGAAAAAAAATGGAAGAATTAAGAAAAAGAGATCCTTTTATCTATGATTAAATGATTACATGGGGAATAAGTGCTAACAGTCATGACGCTGCAATTAGTGTGCATAACAACGACAAAATAGAATTTGCAAGTCATACAGAAAGATTTAGCCATAAAAAAAATGATGCACACTTAAATCCTAGTATTGTTGACTATGCACTGCAATGGGGAGAACCTAATAAGATTGTATGGTACGAAAAACCTTTACTAAAAACTACACGGCAGTTGTATGCTGGACAAAAAGATTTACTTAACAAGAACAACATAAAAAAATATTTAAAATCCTTTGGTTTGACAGCGCCTATATCAACGATAGGTCATCATCATTCACATGCAGCAGCTGGATATTATACCAGTGGGTTTGATCATGCAACTGTGCTAGTCATTGATGCTATTGGCGAATGGAATACTTTAAGTGTATGGGAAGGTGAGTATGATACACTTACGTGTAAACGCACCTGGAACTATCCAAACAGCATAGGCATTTGGTATAGTGCAATAACACAACGTATCGGACTGAAACCAAATGAGGAAGAGTACATACTAATGGGTATGGCAGCATATGGAGATGCTGGTAAGTATGGCGAAACTATATTAAACGATTTTTGGGAACAGTTTCCTAATCATTTAAATATTTTTAATCTCCTTCCTAACTTCCAACTTAAACATAATCTACATAGAGGGTGCATGTGGTGGGAGCCTACTAAGATTGCATTTAATATCGTAGACGGTAAGCAAGAGTTTACACAATGGGCATATGACGTAGCAGCAGGAACGCAATGGGCATATGAGCATATATTAACTAGGATAAGTAAGGCTGTAGCTAGGACATACGCTAGCAGTAACCTAGTGTTTATGGGTGGTTGTGCATTGAATTGTAGTGCTAATAGCAAGATAGTTGAACACTGGAACGGTGAAGATAACATTTGGATAATGCCTAATCCGGGCGATGCAGGCAGTTGCATAGGTGCAGTGCTTGCACACAGAGGCACACACATAGAATGGCCCGGACCGTATTTAGGTTATGAGATAGAAGGAGAATATCCAGTAGATGAAATCGTTAATGAACTTATGCAAACGGGTATTGCAGGGGTTGCGTCAGGAAGAGCCGAGTTCGGTCCTCGTAGCCTTGGCGCTCGCAGCCTTCTTGCTGACCCTCAGCGTATGGATATTAAAGATAAAGTCAATGCCATTAAACGTAGACAGAAGTTCCGTCCCTTCGCCCCTGCAGTCCTTGCAGAACACGCATCCAGTTTATTTGAGCCGCCCTTCGGACGTTATATGCAGTACACGGCACATTGTAAGGATCCTGAACGATACCCTGCAATTGTCCACGCAGACGGAACCAGCAGAGTTCAAACAGTTACAAAGCAAGATCACCCTGGTTTTAGAGCGTTGTTGGAAAGATGGTACGAAGTAACAGGCTGTCCTATGCTGTTAAACACAAGCCTCAATATAAAAGGCAAACCCATAGTAAACACATTGACAGATGCACAAGAATTTAGTAAACTATACAATGTAAAGGTATTTTCATGAATAAAAACATTAACATAGATTTATTCCAAAAGATAAATTTTATTAGCCATGCAGGCTTGCCACTTACATGGAAAATTGAGTGTGATGCTATATCACCAGATGAATGGGTTGCACTTGCACACATTATTCGAGAGTTTGAGCCTCGTAACTGGAGAGCTGCCGTAGGTATACCCAGAGGTGGCGTAGCACTAGGCAAGGCACTAGATAAGTACGGTACACAGAACATAAACGACCCTGTGCTTGTAGTAGACGATGTGTACACAACAGGCAAGAGCTTCCGAGATTATGTAGCAGAAAACTATCCAAACGAAGAAGTACTGCAATGGTGTGTGTTTGCACGTAAGCCAACTGAAAATGCAGTAAATGCACTTTTTACAATGCCAACCAAAAAATAAATGTCAAGACAAAATGTAGATTACGGTTACGATATACAAAAAGTATATCTTGAGATGTTCCTTACAGATGCTGAAAGCTATGTGAGATGTCAAGGTGTATTTGAACCTAAGACGTTTGATAGGCGCTTACAACCTGCAGCAGAATTCTTAAAGGATTATGTAGCAGAGCATAACGCAATACCTACGTTTGACATGATTAATGCTGCAGCCAAATGTGATCTAAAGAATCCTGGCGAACTACAAGAACAACATTATGATTGGCTGTTACAGGAGTTTGAAACATTTAGTAGGCACAAAGCACTAGAAGATGCAATTCTCAAGTCAGCAGACTTACTAGAAAAAGGAGAGTATGGACCCGTTGAAGATCTAGTTAAACGAGCAGTACAAATAGGATTACAAAAAGACTTAGGTACAGACTATTGGAGAGACCCACGTACAAGATTAGAAGAAATAAAAAGCCGTAATGGACAAGTTAGCACAGGCTGGGCTACGCTAGATAAGAAATTGTTTGGTGGATTTAATAGGGGAGAGCTTAATATATTTGCAGGCGGTAGTGGTGCTGGTAAGAGTTTATTCTTGGCTAATCTAGGAGTGAACTGGGCACTTGCAGGACTTAACGTATTATACTTGACGTTTGAGCTTAGTGAGAATATTGTAAGCATGCGACTTGACAGCATGGTTACAGATATACCCAGCAGAGAGATATTTAAAAGTATAGACGATGTAGAAATGAAAGTACGGATGATAGGTAAGAAGTCTGGTGCTTTCCAAGTCAAGTACATGCCAAGCGGTAAGACTGCAAATGATCTACGTAGTTACATTAAAGAGTTTGAAGTAAAGACAGGACGTAAGATTGAAGTAATACTTGTTGATTACTTAGATCTAATGATGCCTATCGCTAAACGTATATCAGCAGAGAACTTGTTTGTTAAGGACAAATATGTAAGTGAGGAACTACGTAATTTAGCAATGGAAACTAACACACTGTTTGTTACAGCTAGTCAGTTGAACAGAGCAAGCGTAGAGGAGATAGAGTTTGATCATTCGCACATATCAGGCGGACTTAGTAAGATACAAACTGCAGATAATGTGATAGGAATCTTTACAAGCAGGGCAATGCGAGAGCGTGGTAGATATCAGATACAGCTAATGAAAACACGTAACTCAAGTGGTGTTGGTAGCAAAGTAGATCTAGAATTTGATATTGATAATCTGCGTATACGTGATATGAATGAAGACGAAGACTATCAAGAATTTAACAAACGTAAGAGCACAGTGTTTGACCAGATCAAAAGGACTGCACAAACACAACAGGAAACCGTGAGAGAGGATCCTGCAGAAGGAGATACAGTAGGTAAGATACGAGCCAAAACTGACAGTACTAAACTTAAAGAATTCTTAAATAACCTAAACACTGAAACAGACTAAAGGAGAACTATGGCGTGTGGATGCGGACGAAGTCCAGATTTTTGTAGAGGATGGCATGCTTTATCAGAAGCAGAGTGGCAAGCAGAACTATTAATACTGCAAGCAGAACAAGTTGCTGAAAAACCCGCAGCAGATAAGCATGTGGTAATGGTTAAAGAAGTGCAACATTATACTGATACACTGTTTAGATTTGTTACAGACAAACCAGTAGACTACACATTTAAAGCAGGTGAGTTTGTAATGATTGGACTTGGTGATAAGGTACGCAGGGCATATTCAATTACCAGTTCCCCAGGAGATAACTATTTAGAATTTTATTCGATCAAGGTGCCTGATGGAGCACTTACTTCAAGGCTAAAAAATATTCAGCCTGGTGATACAGTTGAAGTAGGCGCTAAGGCAACAGGCACCCTGTTATTAGAAAACCTAAAGCCAGGTCGCAGGCTTTGGTTACTTGCAACAGGAACAGGTATTGCACCTTTTATGAGCCTAGTAAGACAGAAAGATATTTTTAATGTTTTCGCAGAAGTTAATGTAGCATGGAGTGTTAGAGAGCAGGACGAGCTTAAAGCATATAGGGCAGACCTAACAGGATACGATCTAAATCTATTTCCTATTGTAACTAGAGATGAATTATATATTGGATATCAGAAACGTATTACAGAACTTATTGATGATAAGGTATTACTAGGAGAAATGGATCCTCAACAAGATCGTGTAATGCTTTGCGGTAGCATGGAATTTAATGAAGACTTAAAACGTATACTGGACGCAAATGGATTTGCAGAAGGTAACACAGGAACTCCGGGTGATTATGTAGTAGAGAAAGCCTTTGTAGGTTAGATGAAAAATTTAGAAAATATATTTTCTAGTATATATAAAAATAACTATTGGGGTACTGGTTCTGGACCTGGATCTAGTGTAAAAAATTCTGAAGAGTATAGACAAAGTTTACTAAGCATTTTAGCCGATGAAAATATTAATTCTGTTTTAGATTACGGCTGCGGTGACTGGCAATTTAGTTCATTAATAAATTGGGACAAATATATAACATCATATATAGGTGTAGATGTTGTTCCTTTTTTAATGGAGGAAAATACAAAAAAATACGCCAATAATATTATTAAATTTGAAACTGTGACTAAGTCTTGGATTTTTCCTACTGTAGATTTAATTATTTGTAAAGATGTTCTACAACATTTATCAAATGAAATAGTACGTAACTTAATCGAAAATTTTGTAAGCCATAGTAAATTCCTTTTCTTAACTAATGACATAACACACAATAAAAAAATTACTAATCAAGATTGCAAGAATGGAAAATTTAGACCTATAGATTTTTTAAAAGAACCTTGGAATTTTGAAGGTAAAATAGTATATGAAAGAGATTTTAAAAATCATATAAAGCAAGGCATCCTAATCAAAACAAGTGATATTGTCTAAACTTTAGTGTAAATATTTGCCATAGAGGCAAAGAAAGGCACAATGGCAAATACAGATTTAGATAATATAGAAAGGCTCATGGGTCGCTTCAAAAGACCCATACCCGAAGGCGAAGAATACAAGCTAAGGCTAGTAGAAGAATTCGAACTAATCCTCAATCAACGCTTCACAGATTACTTCCTCCAAATATGTGATATAATAGATCTCACAGATGACCTTACCCACATGACACGTGGCAGCGCAGGCTCTAGCCTTATCTGTTACCTACTTGGTATTACAGATGTCGATCCTGTACAGTGGCGTATACCAGTTGCACGTTTTATGAATCCAATGCGTGACGACTTGCCCGATGTTGACATAGACTTTGAGCATCACAGGCAGAATGAAGTTATGCAGCGGATATTTAAAAAATGGCCTGGTAAGACTGCACGTTTAAGCAACTACGTTACATATAAAGAAAAGAGCGCACGTAGAGAAGCAGCAAAGCGTTTGGGCGCTACAGGAGCTTTAAAGCGTGGATTTACGTATGAATCTGCAGGTGTGGATCCTAAGGAAGCCAAACGTATAGAACGCAAGCTCTTGGGCAAGAAGCGTTGTATAAGCAAGCATTGTGGCGGTGTAGTAATGTTTACACGCCAGCTACCCAAAAGTCTTATATCAGCAGATAATCAAATACTGCTGGACAAATATGAAGTAGAAGACCTAGAGCACCTTAAGGTAGATATCCTAGCTAATCGTGGACTGTCGCAACTGCTAGAGATCGATCCGGATACAGCACTTGCAGACTATCCACGCACGGATCCTGCTACTAGTGAACTGTTGTGTAGGGGAGATGTGCTGGGTGTTACACAGGGCGAGTCTCCTGCGATGCGTAGGCTATTCCGTGCGCTACAACCGCAGAGCGTGGAGGATTGTGTGTTTGCTACTGCACTGATACGTCCAGTAGCACTATCAGGCAGGCAGAAGGCTGCTATGTTCCATGACTGGAGCAGAGAAGCAGTACAAGACACAATAGTGTTTGAGGATGATGCTATTGAGATTATCAGCGATATAATAGACGTAGACAACTACGAAGCAGACATGTATCGCCGTGCGTTTGCAAAGAAGAACGATTCAAGGATACTTGAATTTATGCAGCGGATAGGAGATCATCCACGCAAGCAAGAAGCTATTACAGCACTGCAAGAGCTAAGTGGTTTTGGTTTGTGCAGGGCGCATGCTGTTAACCTAGGACGGCTTATCTGGGCACTGGCATACCAGAAAGCACACAACAAACGCAAGTTCTGGGCAGCATGTCTAAAGCATTGTCAAGGCAGTTATAGACGCTGGGTTTACAACTGCGAAGCACACAGGGTGAAAGTGCCTGCAGAACCGGGCTGGTGGCACAAGGGATTTCCAGACGGGCTTGGTGTACGACAGCAGTGGCTTGACCGTGTAGAGTTTGCAGGTATTGTAGCTAACGGTCGTGCATTCCGTGGTACTAACGGACGCTGGGTAACATTCCTTACACTAGGCACAGGCTATGGCGAATACATAGACGTTACAGTACAAAGACCAGTAGCATATAGAGATTATGACATCGTATATGGTCAAGGTCGCATCCGCACACAGGACAGATCAGATTATATACATACAGTAGATACCAAGTGTTACACTTTTAAACAATGGGGTGAGATAAATAAATGATGAATGAACATGTACAAACTAGACTTAAATGGTATACGGTATTCTGTGTAAGTGTATTAGTGATGTATCTCAGCTGGACGTTTGGATTCCTAGACAGCTTGTACAAGAGTGACATTACTAAGATTAGCTGGGTTATTATAGGATTATATTTCTTATTCTCTCTGAGACTAGGCTACAGATTACACCGATTTGACCGTGATAAAGACAGATACACTTTTAGCACCAATCCAGAATGGTTCGCCGGTGAGACCATGCTGAGCTTAGGAATGATAGGAACTGTGGTAGGATTTATCTACATGCTGACCACAGTGTTTATAGATTTGAACGTAGAAGATACTTCAAGTGTACAGGAAGCACTGGGTATGATGGCTACAGGAATGGGAACTGCTCTATGGACTACACTGGTTGGCTTGATTGCGAGTGTGCTGTTAAAGTTACAACTTGTGCTAGTGGATGAGCATGTAGATGGATAGACGTTACGTATCAAATCTTGCCTTTATAGATTTATTATTTAATTTAATACTTGGCTTTGTAATGCTGTTCCTAATCAGCTTCTTATTGATCAACAATCCTGCCAAAACATCTGAAATAGAATACAAAGCAGAGATAATGATTGTAATGAGCTGGCAAGATGATCACGAAGGTGATATTGACCTTTGGGTAGAAACTCCCAACGGCAAAGTCAGCTACATAAACCCTGTTGCAGGCCATGCACACCTAGACAAGGACGATTTAGGTGTAAGAAATGATTATTATACACTACCAAATGGCGAGATAGAAAAAATCTATCTTAACAGAGAAATAGTTACCCTTAGAGCACTGCAACCAGGCGACTATGTAGTTAATGCCCATTATTATACTACTCCAGGCATAGGTTCTGAACAATATGGAACTCGTATTCCTGCAGAAGTAAAAATAGAAGTTTTAAGATTAAACCCGTTCCAAATTATATTTTCAGATGGTAAAACTCTAGATGCAAAAGGACAAGAAGAAACATTTGTTAGATTTACACTTGATGCAGAAGGCACTGCTACTAAAATAAACAGACTACCTAAACGATTAGTGCAAGCACAGGTAGGCGCAACATTAGATACCGGTAGTCGTTCAGGAGGCTTTTAATGACCTATTTATTATTGATTGCGATAGTTGTTGTGCTGCTGATCATATACGCTATTATCAGCACTAGAAGCAGCATACATCTGTATTATATAATTCCTGTTTCACTTGCTTGTGCGATTGGATTATATACTTTTTATGGCAGCATACTGGGATATCCTACTACACGTTATCTACAATCAAAGTTTGTACTCTTGAGTTATGCTAATTCTGACGATAGATTATTCATGTGGGTAATACACGACAACGATACTGAACCTAGAGCTTACTCCGTACCGTACACAGAAGAACAGCATGCACAGCTAGAAGCAGCAATGCAGAAGGCACGCAATGGCGTTTGGGTAGAAGGAAACTTTAATCAAACATCCGAGGATGACGAAGGCATAGGAGATCTAGGCGATCAGTCAGGTGGTTTAGGCACGAATAAATCCCAAGGCGGAGATATGTTTGAACTGTATGACATTGACTCTACAAGATTGCTACCTCCTAAACAAGAACGACCTAATTGAAATTTTGATTATATGTTACATCACTTAATCGCTGCATACCCCAACCATTAAGTACAACAAAATCATTATCTTTTTCTCGTGTCACATGTGGACCAATAATCTGATAATAATCTTGGATAGGAAACTGTATTCCTTTTCCCTGTGCTAGATCAAAAATACCTTGTTCGGTTTCTATTACAGCACTGATGCCTTTTTTTAAAACCACAATTATATTCCTGGATCTATTACTGATCCGTTGTTTAGGAATAACATCACAGTGCCAGCTATAGCTGGTACCAGGAGTAAATTTTAAAATCCTAAAATTATTATAGACCCAATCAACAGGATACACTTTTGTTGCTGTCATATGCCGCTTAACACAATTCCATGCCCAGTCTGAATAATAATCTGTTATCTGATCAGATCTAAAAGCCCAACTAAACTTCTCACACCATCCTTGTCTCCATTCAGTACAGGCTTCAAGGATGTCGGCACATTGTTCTTGTGTGAAAACGTCAATTTGCTTGTAAAATTGCATAAATCTTTTTGGCCAGCTGCTCGTGTTTTATTATTCCCGGATGCACTCCGTCAAAACCTCTATCAGTGTAGGTTGCATCGATATAACGTTCTGCGTCATCTATACTAATACCCAGTGTTGATAGAGGAAAACAATTAGTAGTTCGTGCTTCCATATGATAGACATTATTTGTGTGTTTACGAACGAGCGCATCTCCATGACGAACTAAAATTGGGTAGAGGAAGCGGTCTGTGTAGTCACTGTGCAGATGTTGATAATATGTTTTAATCTCAGGTCGATCTATCCAAGGACCAATCTGTTTAACAGTGTCAGATTCCAATACGCAGGACCTTTCTAAGAAACTCCACATGACGATAACTACATCACCAGGAAATATTTCTGTTACAGAACTTATGCAGTGCAGTATTTCTAAATTGCTTGCTCCTGGGATACCATAGTTCTTGCAAGGTCTACGCATGAGTCTAGCAAGCACACTAGGCCAAGCGTATTGACTAGGCAAATCTGTTTTCTTCCCAAGAACACAATCTGGCAGACTCTGACCAAATGTTAAACTACATCCAAAAGATACTATGCGAGACATAAATTATTTACAGCAGGCCATGCAATTGGTTTGTGAAAACGATTTAGCGAATTATCTCTTGCGCGAAGCGTTAAGCGGTAAGCCCGCAGGCGATTAACGCAATTTTATGTCAACCACTACACAACACCATTTGCAACACGATAAAACACCCCGTACATGGTGATTTGAAATTTTAGGCTATTTTATATTCCTTCCCCCTGTATAAATAACAGTATGCAAGCAGAGTATTTAGAACTTTTTACGCAATTGGTACGAGAAGTAATTGAACAGCAAGGACTGTGCTTACCATGGGAACTGCAGCAGTACACAACAGCCGTAATGGCTGAGTACACTGATAAGCAGCCGGTTACGCAAGACAAGACTTTCGCAGAACAATATCTAACCGCTGAAACAGACCTGGACTGTAAAACGGTTGCGGATTGTGCTCTCTTAGTCTACGGAGCGTTTCCTAACTATAGACGACACCGTGGAATTGACCGTAGCTACTACAGAGAAATTGGCCGTTCAGCATACTCACGTATACACAGACAACCGTTTGAAATGATGAGTGAACACTTTGATTTGGCGGGAGACCTTGTGCAGGCCACAGTAACACAATTACCCATACAGTTACTACCGTAAACCTGCTCTCTGAGCAGTATCGAGGCTGTCAGCCCGAAAAGTTCCGAAATGGGTCCTGCAGACCTTTTTTTACCGTCGCGCGAAAATTTTTAGGGAAGTACTTACAGATTCTGGGTGGTGATTTTGCACATATGGGGTCGTTAAGCTAAGTGCTTGTTATTATTAATTATATTTTATATGCCCCCCACCCCTCGAGAAAAATTTTTTTTCTCTTCTTCACCGAGACGATCGATAATTATTTTCATTTCGATTATCTCTCGTTCTATCCTTGCCTTCTCCCACATTAATCTTTCGTACCGCTCCACTGCCGACTGGACAGTTTCTGCTCGTTGGAATACGTTCATGAGTATGCTCGTTCTAGTAGTTGTACACCCAGCACCTTACCCGTAGTCCAGTTGTTGGTGTGCATGTAGTGTATGATGATCTGGGCTGCATGCCGCTCTGTGGGTGCTATGATCTCGTCCGCATATTCGTTCGTACCGT